CGCCAGGCTTGTGTACGCCAGCAGATAAGGCGTCTACGAAAGAGTTATCATTCAAAAAGTATGATAGCGGTTACGCAGTGGGAACGGCAGGTAACAAGGGGGCTGGAAGGTCACAAACAATCCAACGAGTCCACGGGTCAGAGGTCGGTTTTTGGCCTCACGCTGAAGATCATGCCAAAGGTGTATTGCAGGCAGTAAGTAATGAGCCAGGCACAGAGATTATTCTGGAATCAACGGCTAACGGAATAGGTAATTACTTTCATTCTATGTGGAAGGCAGCCGAATCAAAGCACTCTGAGTTCATTCCTATCTTCATCCCTTGGTATTGGCAAGAAGAATATGTTGCGTCCGATGTTGGATTCTCCATGAGTGAGGAAGAGAGCTATATATATAGTCTATATAAAGATGATGGAATGACTATTGGCCATCTAGCCTGGCGTCGTATCAAGATATCTGAATTTTCCAATGATCCCGATGTAGGCATGGAATCATTCAAACAAGAATTCCCATGCACTGCAACCGAAGCGTTCTTAAACCCAATTGCCAATGTCTTTATTAACGCTAAACATGTAGTGAAAGCTAGACGGGCAAAGATTGAGTCAGACACTAGACTTATCATCGGTGTTGATGTGGCTATGGGTGATACGGACAAAACCGCAATTATTAGGCGTAAGGGGCGTGTAGCGTACCAGCTTGAAACCTTCAGGAACATGAACACAATGGAAATAGCCGGATACTTGAAGCGCGTTATTGAGAGCGAACACCCTCACCGAGTTTATATCGATTGTATTGGTATTGGTGCTGGTGTTGTCGACCGTCTCAGGGAGCAAAACTATATTATCTGTGAAGGGATCAATGTCGCACGTTCCGCTAATCAAAAAGATAAATTCCGTAATCTTAGGGCTGAACTCTGGAGTGAGATGCGAGATTGGCTGACTCAAGAAATGCCAGTTCAAATTCCCGACGATGATACGCTTCATGGTGATTTATGCAATCTCGGTTACAAGTATGATTCATCGGGTAGACTTTTAATTGAATCAAAGGATGATTTACGCGCTCGTGGTATGCCTTCTCCCGATACTTCCGATGCTCTCGCTCTCACATTCTTCTCAGGCTTCTACGATCTAGAATCGGATATCGAGATAACCACAATACCTAAGCTTCGTCCTGGAATGTTTGTTTAATATAATCGCTTAAATGATACACTATCCATAATTAATACAGGATGTATTGACTTATGGCAATCGAGAAGGATATCGAGCTGACACGCAAGATTCGTCAGCGCATAAAGAAATGGGACGATGATTGGCGCTTCAACAAAGACCAATACCACGAATTTGTTTCATTCACCATGGGCAGCCAATGGACTGAAGATGAATCTAAATTATTCATAGATTATAAGAAAATCCCACTCTCATTCAATAAACTTGCCCCACTAATTAACCATCTATTGGGTGAGCAGCGTCAAAATACCCCAAATCTTCAGGTCGTTCCAGATAAAGGGGTGAACACTGAAACCGCAAGCGTTCGTGAAGCCCTCATAAAAGATATATCGCTAAACTCAATCGCGAAGGTTGTCTATCAAACCGCATTCCAACAAGCTGCAATCGGTGGCTTCGGCGCATACATGATAGACACCGAATATGAATCAGAGCGTGGCGATAACGCATTTAATCTAGTAATAGTCCTAAGAGCAATGCGTGACCCTACATGGTGCTATTGGGATATCTCAGCACGCTCACCATGCAAGACTGACGGTATGTTTGCAGGCCATCGTATCAGAATGTCCCGTAAAATGTTTGCATCTCTTTATGGTGAAGATATCGAGAAGCAAATAGGGAGTGAGGCTAATTACGATGAAGGGAGCGCAACAGGTTGGATATTCTCCACTGACGATGAGATTACGATAATAGAAGACTTCGAGCGCGAATATGAAACCTCGATGATGTATCAATTATCAAATGGACGAGTCATAGATTCAAAAGGTTATAGAGAGCTTGAACGTATTGAAGTCGAAGGTAAGAAATATCTAGTAGACAACGAAGAATTCGTCACAGTCCATAACAAACGCGAAACCCACAAATACAAGATCAAGAGGAGAAAGGTTGCGGGAGACTTTCTACTTGAAGAAACAGATTTTCCAAGTGAACAACTCCCAATCATCTTTGTAGACCAAAACTCTTACATAGATAAATCAGGCAAACAGATATGTCGGCCATTCATTAAAGACGCAAAAGATGCACAGCGTTACATAAACTACCTAGGCACGCAATCAGCCTATCTCATGCGAGTAACCCGTTATGATCAATTCTTAGTCTCAAAAGCCAATGTGCGCTCCCCAGACACTCAAACAATCTGGCGTGATCCCGCAACGGCTCAAGGTGGATTAGTTTATGATGAATCCCCTAATGGGAACATCCCGCAACAGCTTCGACCTCAAGAATTACCGATGTCACTAATAAACCAGTATCAGAGAGCCCTCGCAGATATAGAACAATGTACGGGCATGTACGGTACTCAAATGGGGGAACAGGGCAATGAAACTTCAGGATCTGCTATTGATGCTAGGACTCGGCGTGGTCATTATAATACTTTTGTGCCTTTCGACAGTCTTAACAGAAGTATTGCATGTGGTGGTCAGATCATTGATGAGATGATTCCGCACGTTTACGATTCAGAGCGTGAAATGATGTTAAACATGCCTGATACCGGAATGTCAAAGATCACACTCAATAAACAAATGGATGAGTATGGAGGACAAATTGAAAATAACATGCGCGAAGGATCATATCAAATTAGGCTGCTTCCAGGTGCATCATTTGAAGGCCAAAAACAAGAGAATCTCGAATCTATTCAGACAGTCCTCACAGCTGATCCGCAACTCTTTAGACTTTTGGCTGATCTATACGTCGATAATCTACCGATGGCTAACAATGTTGAGATGCGTAACAGACTCCGCACAATCGTACCGCCTGAAATCATAGAAGCAGGCAAAACTGGTAAACCAATCGAACAGAAACCGCAACAACCACCACCAGAAGTAATGCTCAAGATGCAAGAGCTTGAGATGAAGAATAAAGAAATGATGATGAATGCTCAATTCAAGATGAAAGAATTGGAATTGAAGGAGAAAAATCTTGAACTCGAAGGAATACGCACGGGAAATGATATTTCAGTTGCGATGGCTAAGATTCAAGGAGAAAAGCTAGAAGCGGCAGCCCAGTTACAAGAGCAAGAGCTTCGTTATCAAGCAGAAACAGAGCGTACACAGTCTGATCAAGCGATTGCTCATGCCGATAATCTCGTAAAATTATTAACTCATAAAGCTAAGGAAAGTACCAATGCCAAACGATCTTAAAATAAGAAGTGCAGATGATTTAATTGTACAAGAAGAAGCTATAAAACTAGGTAAGCCAATCCCTGAAATAAAACAACAAAAAGCCCCACAAGAACCAGAAGAAGAATCAAAGCCTCAAGAAGTGGATGAGGATGTCGATGCTGAGGAAAAAGCTGAAGAAGCAGAACCACAAGACCAAGAAGAAAAAGCTGAAGGAAATGAAGAGCCATCAGGCGAAGCCTCGGAAAAGGAAGATGAAGTCGACGATTATGGGACAAAAGTCGGGAAAAAGAAACTGTATACCGAGGACGAAGTGCAGCGAATGATTCGGGATCGGCTCTCTCGCGGTCGAAATGCGCCTGCTCCGACTGCTGAGGTTCAAGCTGCTGCCAAAGAATTTACGCCGGACGAGGCATCTCCTGACTCTTGGGAGACGCAGTTGGAGGACTTCATAGAGACTACGATCTCGAAGAGGGAGCAGAAGGCGAAAGAAACTCAGTGGCAAGAACACGAACGTACGCAGCAGATCGAGTTCGAAGAGAAATTCACGAGCAGAATGGCCAAATATAAGGATTTTGAGGCAGTAGTCGCGAATAAACCGATTACAAATGCGATGATGATGGCAACTCGCTCCATGGAAGACCCAGCAGCCTTTATTTATGCCGCAGCAAAGAATCATGCAAAGGATTTGGATAGAATTGCAAAGATTCAAGATCCTTTAGCGCAAGGTGTAGAGATTGGTAGGCTTGAGGAACGTATGAAAAAATCTCGAAATTTACCTTCATCCCCAAAACCAGCAAAAGTAATTTCTGGTGATTCGAGCAATCCTTTACCACAACTCGATATTGATGCGAGAATAGCTCAACACGCAAAGACAAAAATTATGGTGACACGGAGGTCATAATGCCAATACCAGGTGATAATGGGCAACCACGCCTTGAAAGACAAAAAGCAAATGTCAGAATCAGAGAAGTAGCACTCACTGGCGCTGACCTTCAAAAAGATATCAATCATTGGGACGAACCCGAAAAGGTAGAAGCAATTCACCTTGATGGCGCGATATACAAACGATGACGTCTATATATGGCGAGTTCATCGTGACGTCTAAAGGCGTACCCAAGAAAAAGAACGTCATGCTATCGGGTAATATTGCGCGAGCATTAGGTGCTACCAAAGCGCCTTCAATATCTCGCGCATCTACTCCCAAAGTTGAAGAAGAAAAGGAAATCACCAATCGCCACCAGGAGCATAGATAATGGATGATAATTTAATGCCATCAAAGGCAGCGGAAGAAAAGAAACGCGCTGAATTAGACCGCAAGAATGAAGCAAACAGAACTAAATTTGAGGACTGCCCAAATGAAGGATAAACGATTCGCAAATGAGAACACGAAAACCCCTGATAATATGCGTATGCCTCGCATTATTTATCCTAATGATATTTTGCCAGATGAAAATGACCTCACTCAAATGGATCGAGAAGCTCAATACGCCGTGGAGAAGACCGATGGCAGTAACCCTAGGTGAGAACAGACAGGATAAGCGAAATAAGCAAATCCTGGAGATTCATGCTAAGAATCTGGAGAGAAAATCCCCATCCAAGAAATTTGATTCGACCTTGGATGAGCGCGAGCGTAATTATTCAACTCCTTCACGCGATCCAAGATTGACGGAGTATAGATAATGCAGCCAGAACATTGTAATTATTATGGGATATTGAAGGGGCGAAAGCCCAAAACGACATTAGGGGAATATATCTTGGATAGCGCATATCAAAGGATTTTAGATAAGCACGAGGAGTCTTTAATAAAAAGGCAAGATGATATTGTCTTAAAATTAAAGCGATTTTTTAATGAAGAATGTAAGAAATTAGAATTAAGAATTCATGACCTAAACAAAAGATTGCAAGGAATGGAGCAATTATCTGAAGTAATTGGGGACGCCCCTGCCCAGAAACCCAAGAAGTCTAAGAAATGACTTACTCTTATAATAGTATTTTTATATATCTTTTTTATAGTAGTTATGTCGGGGAAATATGTGCGCAAGTCCTAGATTGCGTGGGTAATCATCACCTTACCAAATTGAAAGCCTGTGTATAATTATGTAAAAATATGTTGATGAAATTAACGATAGTATTTATCATCATGTTATAAAGAGCTTATACATATTCTATCAACAGTTTTTGTGGATAACTTTAAGGAGCGTCAAAATGAAAAAGAAAGATCACAAGGAACACAAAGAAGACAAGAAAATGCCAATGAAGAAAGGTAAAAAATAATGGGAAAACTAACCTCGGCTG